AAGTCAATTGGTTTGTTGGCCGAAGGCGCAAGTGTCATCTCTCGTTTGACCAGTGCAACAGCATGGTGGGTACAAACCGATACACCAGAAGGCATGAAGCTTATGATGCGTCGTGGTTTGGAGAAGACCATGGAAGGTGACTTCGAGACTGACACGATGCGTTATAAGGCTACCGAGCGTTATCAGGTTGGCTTTACCGACCCGCGTGCCATGTTTGGTACACCGGGCGTGTAATTGCTTTAAGGCTATGCGGGGGAGCCTAAATCCCCCGCTTAACATCTCGTCATACTTTTCAAGGAGAAGACGAAATGCCTCAGTTTTCAGATGATTTATTTCTGGGTGCAGCCCAGACTTACATGGGTACGAGTAACCGTCCCTACACTTCGACTTTTACTGGTTCGATGTCTGGTACGACATTGACCGTTACCGCCTTATTGAGCGGCGCTCCAATTGTTGTCGGCATGTATGTCGATGGCACGAGCGTGACTGATGGTACTTACATCACCGCTACGGGAACTGGCGCTGGCGGCACTGGTACTTACACCATCAACCAAAGCGTGACTGCTTCAAGTACCACGATGACGGCTAATGGCAACATTCCGTTTGAAGATCCATCGCAGATGGACTTGGGTGTTGGCCCAGTCGGTCGTGTTTATATTTGGGATGTCATTCCACAAGCCGCTGTTACTAACAACATCGCTGCCTCGCAAACCGCGTCAGGCGCTGGTGCAGTGACATTGACTGCTGGCACCTCGGTAAAGTCTGTTGTTAATGCAAGCGGATCAACTGTTCTGCAATTGGACCAGCCACGCGCTGTTAAGGTGAATTGCTCGACGACTGCTCGTGCATTTACCGTATCTGGCTATGACTACTACGGTCAGGCAATGACTGAAACCATCACGGTTGCTGTTGCAGGTACCGCTGTTACTGGAAAGAAAGCCTTTTGGCAGATTTCTGGCGTGACGATTGCGGGTTCAGCTACTGCAGTTGTTGTTGGTACTAGCGATGTGCTTGGCCTTCCAGTTCGTGTGTTTAACGCTGCTTACATCGTTAGCGTTAAGAGCAACAACGCGTTGGCACAAGATGCTGGTACGTTTGTCGCTGCAGATACTGCCACTGCAACTGCTACCACTGGTGATGTGCGTGGAACATACGTTCCTGCGACTGCTTCGGACGGTATCGTTCGCACGGTGATGACCATCTCGTTACCTGCAATTGCTGTTGGCCCGAACGCAACTCGCGTTGGCGCCCTCGGCGTCACTCAAGCCTAATAGGAGCCTGACATGGGTCAATTCAAACCGATGGTGAAGATGGAGACCACCGAGCCTTCAGTGATTCTGAAGCTCAAGAAGGGTGGTCACGTCAACAAGAAAGCCGCTGCAAAGTCTGAGCATGGTCACAAGCCCATGGGCAAGATGGACGGTGGCGTTATGGGCGCGTTGGCTGGTACTCCTGCGCTGATTGGTCGTCCTGCTGTAAACGCTCCTGTTGCATCGCCGGGACGTCCTTCGATGGCTTCTCGCCGTAAGGCAATGGCTGGTCGTATGATGAATACGCCCGTCATGAAAGAGGGCGGCAAGGCTGACATGGCGCAAGACAAAGCCATGATCAAGAAGGCAATGAAGCAGCATGATGCTCAGGAGCACAAGGGCGGCAAAGGCACCCATTTGAAGCTTAAGAAAGGTGGCTCTACTGGTGCTGCAATTCCTTCTGAATCGACTCGTGGAAAGTATGCGACCACTGAAGTGCATCAGGCTAAACCTGATAACTCCAAGGCAGACACAGGCGATGTGAAGCTTGGTAATGCTGGTGGCTACAAAAAAGGCGGCAAGGTCATGAAGAAGTCTGTGGGTGGAGCGATCCCCTCGGAGACGACTCGTGGCAAGTACGCAACCACGGAAGTTCATGAGGCTAAAGCTGATCGTTCTGGTGGTGGCACTGGCGGTGTCCGTATGGGCAACGGTGGTGGCTTCAAGAAGGGCGGCAAAGTCCACAAGAAAGCCGATGGCGGCGTCATGCGCTATGTAGATGACAATGTGGTTGGAACGCCTCCGGGAAAGACCAACACGAAGACTGGCTCTGTCACGAAGTCCACCAAGCCCGGTGAATATAAGAAGGGTGGTGCTGCAAAAAAGCCTGTTGACGGGGGTCTGCAGGATGATGGACGCCCCGTCAAGATGCCTCAGGGTCACAAGAAGCCTTCGCCTCCAGTAGATATTACGATGTTGTCAGGAACCTTTAAAAAGGGTGGCAGCGTAAAAAAAAAGGCTGATGGTGGAGTGATGGAGCAGTATGCGCAGCAAAAGGCTGATGAAGCTTCTCGCCGCGCATACGAACTCCAAGGTGCGCGTGAGCGTGAGGAGAATGAATCCTTGCGTAATGCAATGTCACCAGCTCGGTTATTAGAGAAAGCCCGCGAGATGTTTCGTGGTGTTGGGGCTGTCTCAGATGTCGAGCGCGAAAAGGCAAGAACAGTTGTCCCTGCCAAGAAGTATGGCGGCAAAGCGTGTTAAACAGAACGGGGGCGTAATGCCCCCGTTTTTTAGGAGATAAGCATGAAAGTGCAAACAGTTTCAAAGACAGGTGTTGGCTCCAGCTCTGCTTTGGTAATGAACACAAACTGCACGCCATTTAATGTTGGCTTTGGCGTTGTGGTTACAGGAACGGTTAATTACACCGTACAACATACGTTTGATGATCCTTCAGTTGGTTTTACGACTTGGTTCTCGCATCCAACGATTGCATCACAAACGGCAAATGCTGATGGTAACTATGCTTTCCCAGTAACTGGCATCAAGGTTCTAGTTAATTCAGGATCTGGAACTGCTGCTATGAGTTTGGTTCAAGCTGGTATTGCGTAATGCCATATGTTGGCTACACGGGTGTAGCAAACCAAGCAAACACTAGCGATGGATTTGCTAGTGAGGTTAATGCACAAAACCCATCTACGCTTACAAACCAATGGGGGCTATATGTTGGGGATACAGGAGTTGTTGACCTGTATCACAATGGAGCGCCTGTTACTACCTATTACATCCTTATGGAGTCAACTGGTTATGTTCTCCAAGAGGATTCATTCAAGATTGTGCTGGAGGCATCCTAATGGCTGATCAAAAAATCTCTGCAATGCCGTCAGCAGCAACGCTGACAGGGGCTGAACTTGTTCCCCTCGTGCAGTCTGGCGCTAATGTCAAAGCAACCCTGAACACAATTCAGTCGTTTACCTATGGTGCAAATGCGTCATTTGAAGATTTCGCTAATCAAACTTTGGTATCTGCAAACACGCCAAAGATTGTGACATTTGACACAACTGACTGGGCGACAAACATCACCCTTTTGGCGAATAACCAAATCAAGGTTATCAACGCAGGAAAGTACAATTTTCAATTCAGTATTCAATTTGAATGTTCTGATACTCAATTGCAAGACATCTATATTTGGTTGCGTAAAAATGGAACCGACATCGGTGGTTCTGCTGGATTGGTTTCCGTTCCAAACAAGCACGGCGGCGTCAATGGTCACGCAATTGTAGGCTGGAACTTCTTCCTCAACTTAGCGGCGAATGACTACATTCAATTGGTGTGGACTGCCGCAAGCACAACGGTATCAATCGCAACCTACGGCGTGGGAGCTAGTTGGCCTTCCACCGCATCTGTTGTGATGACAGTCAATCAGGTGGCATGATGCCAGTTAAAAGTAAAGCTCAATTCCGCTTGATGCAGGCTGCTGCTCATAATCCTGATATTGCTAAGAAGACTGGTATCTCGAAGGGTGTTGCAGAGGAATTTATCTCTGCCACTAAGAGCGTGAAGAAGCTTCCTGAGCACAAGAAGAGCGGCGGTGGTTTGTACGCAAACATTCACGCCAAGCAAGAACGTATTGCGCATGGCTCTGGTGAGAAGATGCGTAAGCCCGGTAGCCCCGGCGCACCAACTGCACAAGCTTTTCGAGAGTCTGCCAAGACCGCTAAGAAGAAAGAGGGCGGTGTTTCCTTGGCTATTGGAAGGGGCGAAAAATTACCAGTTTCTCGTGGTGCAGGTCTGACAGAAAAGGGCAGAGAGAAGTATAATCGGGCTACTGGAAGCCACCTGAAAGCACCACAGCCGCAGGGTGGGTCAAGGAAAGATTCGTTTTGTGCTCGGATGTCGGGCGTAGTAAAGCACTCTTCTGGCGATGCACCTAGGGCAAAAGCCTCGTTGCGGCGCTGGAAATGTCCCGGATGGTAAGAGGAATAGAGAATGGCTACTTCAGGCACCGTTGGGCAGACAGTAATTAAGGTTCAGCAGTTCATTGACCACGGTGCTCGTCGTGCTGGCAAGCTCGCTGAGGAGCTAACCTCCGAGCAATTGATCTCAGCGAAGGAAAGTCTGTTCTTTCTGCTATCAAACCTTGCTAACAAGGGCATTAACTACTGGGCAATCAGCAAGAAAGTCTTTGGATTGAAGGCTGACCAGTACATTTACAGCCTACCAGTGGGTACGATTGACGTTTTGAACGCGTTATATCGCACGATGAACCGCCCAACTGGTAGCGGATATGGCTCTTCTGGGACGATCAACAACGCTTTTGACAACGATATTCAGACTATCTGTCAACAGACGTCGCCTGATGGCTACATTGCCATCAATTACGGCTTAACAAACCCAATTTACGCTGGCTCGATTGGAATTTTGCCCGGCACGAGCGGTAGTTTTCACATTTTGCTTGAGTATTCAACTGATGGAACGACTTGGAACCTCCTAGAAGACACAGGAGTGACGACTTGGGTCGATAATCAGTGGCTTTGGTACGACATTGACCCCGGACAGAGCGTCCCGTACTACAGAATGCGGGAAACTGGGGGTAATACGCTTGCAGTGCGTGAGTTTTTCGTCGGAAATAACAGTCGAGAGATCATGATGGCTCGTCTGAACCGTGATGACTACACCAATCTGCCAAATAAGAACTTTACGGCGAACCAACCTTATCAATTTTGGTTCGATCGCACGATTCCGCAGCCCACGATGTACCTCTGGCCTACTCCGAGCGATCCTTTTATCCAAATGACGGTGTGGTATTCGCGTCAGATCCAAGACGTTGGGTCGTTACAGGATGAATTAGAGATTCCTCAGCGTTGGTATGAGGCTGTGCAGATGATGCTTGCGCATCGGATGGCGCTAGAGTTGCCCGGAGTGGCTACGGATCGAATTGGTTACCTAGAGAAGATGGCTGAAAAGTATTTGTACGAAGCGGAGCAAGAAGAGCGTGATAAGTCTCCGATTTACTGGGCGCCCAACATCAGCGTGTACACACGATAATGCCAAGATTTCTTGACACTGAAGGTCTTGCCTCGTTAGCGATTGGAATCTGTGATCGCTGCAAGATGAAGCGTGCGTATGTGCAACTGGGGCCTGATCCCAACTTTCCGGGCTTGCGTGTATGTGATCAAGGCTGTGCTGATCAATTTGACCCCTACCGTTTGGCTGCTAGACAGACCGAGCGCATCAATCTTCGGTTTGCTCGTCCTGACGTTAGTGTTTCGGCAAATGATGATTATCTTGTGACTGGTGGTGCTCCTCTAGACGGTTCTAGTCAGTTTCTTATTTCGACTGAACAGAACACGCAGACTCCCACAGGAACAGCAAATAAAGACACAATTGCTCCAAGCCCGCCCGAAAATACGAGTACATAATGTCCGCACAAGTCACCATCTCATCATTACCCACTGCTGGTGCGATCACTGGTAGTGAACTCGTTCCAATCGTACAGAACGGGGTCACTGTACAGACCACCACAGGGGCTATTGCTGCTTCTCCGAGTCAGACGCAGACGTTCATTACGCTGAATCAGGAGCCAACGCTCCCGAACAGCCGACGCTTGTCTGGCGGTACTGGCGTTGGTTTGGTGGATGGTGGGGCGCAATCTACCCTCCAGATTACGTTAAACGGTGCTTCTGGCTCACTTGAGTCGGCGAGCACTGGGGTAATAGTCAAGACATCATCAAACACCGTCACAGCGCGTTCTATTGCGACCACAGGTAGCGGTATCTCTATTACCAATGGAAGCGGTGTATCTGGCAATCCCACGATTGGATTGACTGGCTTACCTTTGTCGCTAGCAAGCATTGGCGGAACATCTCTGTTGGCTGTAATTGGCGGCTCGTCGATTGCTGGGCGTCAGATCTACGGTACATCAAATCAGATCACGGTAACGAATGGGGATGGATCGAGCGACCCAGTGATTTCGATTCCTTCGAATCCTACGTTGCCGTGTACTGGTGCGGTATTAGTTCCTAATGGAACCAATGCACAGAAGCCTGTCGGATCGCTTGGTCAGTTCCGTTACAACTCAGATATAGGTGCATTTGAGGGTTACACAATTTCTGGTTGGAGCCAGTTCTCGACTGCCACCGCTGGCGTAACGCTGCTTAATACAGGTACGGGTTTGTTGGGTGGGCCAATTACCTCGACTGGCACGATTGATATTGACACGACGGTTGTTGCTACGCTGACAGGCGTTCAGACGCTTACAAACAAGTCGATCAGTGGATCGACAAATACGCTGACCAACATTGGTAATAGCAGCCTGACGAATAGCGCCATAACGATCAACGGATCGTCAGTTAGTCTTGGTGGATCTGTAACTGTTACGGCAACAGCTTCAAGCGCTTTAACGATCGGGACGGGGCTTTCTGGATCTTCATACAATGGTTCAGCTCCTGTAACGATTGCAATTGATTCTACGGTCGCTACGTTGACTGGCACGCAGACGCTGACAAACAAATCAATCAGCGGCTCAACCAACACTCTGACCAATATCCCGAACAGCGCTCTGACGAATAGCTCAGTGACTGTGGGTACGACGGCGATCTCATTAGGTTCAAGCAGCTTGACGCTTGGTGGGCTGTCCTCTGTGACTGTGACTGCTGATCCGACCACAGCCTTTCAGTTGGCTACCAAGCAGTATGTTGACACTCAGGCATCAACTGGTTTGACGTATCACCAGCCAGTGCAGGCGGCGACCACTGCAAGCCTTGCCTCGACCACGGGCGGAACGGTTACATACAACAACGGATCTTCAGGTGTTGGCGCAACGATCACCTTGTCTGTTGCTTTGACGGTATTGGATGGTTACACGCTGCTCAATACCAACCGAGTGTTGATCAAAAATGAAACCAATCAGACGTACAATGGCGTCTACACATGGGCAACTGGCGGCACAGTTTTAACTCGCGCAACTGACGCTGACACTTACGGCCCCGGTACAACGCAACTTAGCGTCAATGATTATTTCTTCACCCAAAACGGTACGGTGAACAAGGGGGTTGCATACGTTTTAAGTTCCCCCACAGGAACTATTACGTTCGGCACATCTAACATTGTATTTTCTGAATTCAGCACCTCGCAGGTATACACGGGAACCTCGCCGATCAGCATCTCCGGCACGGTCATCTCGCTCAACACTGTTCCGGTGGCATCAGGTGGTACGAACATTACTTCGTACTCGACTGGTGACTTGCTGTATGCAAGCGGCACTACAACGCTGTCCAAACTGACGATTGGAACGGCTAACTACGTTTTAACGTCTAGCGGAACAGCGCCTCAGTATGTGGCTCAGTCAACTTTATCTGTTGGTTCTGCAACAAACGCTACGAACACGGCGATCACGGCTAACTCAACCAACGCAGCAAACTATCTGACTTTTGTGAGTGCCACTTCAGGTAATTTAGGTCAGCTTGTAAACTCATCAATAACTTGTAATCCTTCAACTGGTGCGATTACTGGTGGTATTTCTGGAGGTACTTTCTAATGTCTGCAACAGGCTACACACCAATTTCGCTGTACTACAGCACCACTGCGGCTGCGGTACCAGTAAACACGAACCTTGCTAACGGTGAGTTGGCGATCAACATCACCGATGGAAAGCTTTTTTACAAGGACAATGGCGGAACGGTTCAGGTTATTGCTTGGAAGACAACGCCTGCAACAGCGGGTGGTACAGGACAAACAACATACACCACAGGCGATCTGCTATACGCAAGCGCTACCAATACCCTGTCAAAGCTTGCCGCTGGAACGAACGGATACATTCTTACCATGTCTGGTGGTGTGCCTACTTGGGCGGCTAACACAGGCGGTGTGACGTCCTTCCAGACCTCATTAAGCGGTCTGACCCCAAGCACCAGCACCACAGGCGCAATTACCTTAGCTGGTACTTTAGGAGTCTCCTCAGGCGGTACAGGTCAGACGACAGCGAATGCGGCGTTTAATGCGCTTGCGCCCTCGCAGACAAGCAACAGCGGCAAGTACTTGACGACTGATGGCTCGAACACGAGCTGGGCATCAATTACTGCAGGTGCTGCGTTATCTAACGACACCTCGACTGCGAGCAACCTGTACCCAATGTTTGCGGCTGCTACGAGTGGCACGCCGACGACTGTTTACACATCAAACGCGAAGCTGCTTTATAAACCAAGCACTGGTGAGTTTCAAGCGTCTCAGGTTATCGCAAGTAATGGTATTTTCGTAAACAATGCAACGATTGGAACTAGCTATACGATTGCAAGTGGTTATAACGGAAGCAGCGTTGGCCCAATGACAGTCAGCAGTGGCATTTCTGTAACCGTAGCCAGCGGTCAGCGCTGGGTTGTTCTATAAGGATTCGATATGGCTTCGATTGTTGTTTCTGGTGACACAAGCGGTTCAGTTACTCTTTCCGCTCCAGCAGCGGCAGGTACCACTACTTTAACGCTTCCAACCACAACTGGTACTCTTGCGTTAACTTCTGTACCAACAGTAACACTCGTTTCACCGTATACCGGATTCAAAAACCGCATCATCAATGGTGGTATGGTGATTGCGCAGCGAGGAACCTCTGCCGTCACAGTAAATAGTAACACTGGCTCTAACTATTACGCAGTAGATAGATTTTTTGGACAAGGGCAAAGTGCTGATGGTGTATTTACCATGCAACAGTCATCTACCGCACCTGCTGGATTTTCTAATTCGCTTCTGATTACGGTTACAACAGCCGACACATCGTTGGGCGCTACACAAGTTTATCAAGTGGTTCAGCCAATTGAGGCATACAACACAAATGATTTGTCATGGGGTACGGCATCTGCTTCAACTGTTACTTTGTCTTTTTGGGTTCGTTCATCTGTAACAGGAACATTTGGCGGCGCACTATTTAACTCTGCTGCTAATCGTTCTTATCCATTCAGTTACACAATTTCAGCTGCAAATACTTTTGAACAAAAATCAATAACAATTGTTGGTGATACTAGCGGAACATGGTCTGGAACTAACGGTGTTGGTATTTATGTAGTTTTTAGTTTGGGAACTGGTTCAACATATAGCGGCACTGCTGGCGCATGGGCGGCAACTACATATAACTCCGCTACTGGTGCTACCAACTTGATGGCAACAAATTCAGCAACATGGTACACCACAGGCGTACAACTAGAAGGCGGCAGCGTTGCTAGTAGTTTTGAGTATCGTGCGTATGGGACTGAGTTGATGTTGTGTCAGCGGTATTACTATCGTCAAACTGGTCAGGCTGCTGGGGATTATTTTGTTCCTAATGCATATGCAATTGGCACAACGCAAGCATTTGGATACAGCACATTTCCTGTTCCGATGCGAACAAGACCAACGGCGTTAGAGCAAAGCGGAACAGCAGCAGACTACAACGTAGTTCGTTGTGGCTTAGGAACTAATGCAAACTGTAGTTCTGTTCCAACATTCGGTGTTGCTAACTTAACTAGCGCACAAACAGTTTTTACAGTTTCGTCTGGATTAAGCAACGGAACGGCGGGGTCAGTTCAAGCAAACAATACGAGTGCGTATCTCGGATGGAGTGCCGAACTATGATCTACAAAATGCTTCCGTTGGTTGAAGGCCAGCAACAGATTTATGCTCGCATTGATGATGACGGTAAGTGCCGTTACACCTGCACAGCAGAAGATCAAGCCTATCTAGCATGGCTTGAAGAAGGCAATACGCCATTACCAGCAGACGAATAAGGAACAAACATGTCTACATACTCAACCAACCTTGCTCTGGAACTGATTGCCACAGGTGATCAATCTGGTACATGGGGTAACACCACAAACACTAACCTCGGCACGTTGATCGAGCAAGCCATCAGCGGCTATGTGACTTACTCGTGCTCAGGTGGAACCGACA